TTTACCCACAAGTATTACTTACTAATTCTCATGATGGTAAAAATTCATTTACCTTTACTGCAGGTTTATTTAGAATGATCTGTGAAAATGGTTTAGTTGTTGCTGATACTAAGTTTGAAGATTTTAAAGTTAAACATATGGGTTATGATTTTGAAACACTTCAAGATACAATTAAAGAGATTATTGGTAACCTTGATTTAACTGTTGAATCAATGAATAAAATGAAAGAAACAGAGCTTAATGAAGAGCAAATGTTTAATTTAGCAAAATCGTTCCTTGATATGAGAGTTGAAGGTACAAATAATACTTATGCTAAAGATGCAATCCAGGAAGTTTTAGATCCTCAACGTTCAGAAGATATAGGGAATGGATTGTGGGAAGTATTTAATCGTGTTCAAGAGAACATTATGGAAGGTAATTTTGAATATCTTACAGTTAAAGGAAAACCACGTCAAGCTCGAATTATTAAAAATTTCAAGCAAGATCAAGACTTGAATAAAAAAATGTTTAGTAAAGCATTAGAATTTGTAGCATAATGAAAAAGTTAGTTTACATAACCTTAATAAGTTTCTTCTGGGCATGTAGCCCAGAGGAGCTTATTTCACCCTACCCTTGTTTAAGTGGTAACTGTGAATCATTTTTTGAAATTGATCCCTTAGTATCACCTGGTGTATATCAAGATACTAATGGTTATTTTCATATTGAACATCAAGGTTACAATTACTTTACAATTAAAGGTCAATTAGATGAATTGCACCCTGATTATGTTGTTAATGGGGTACCATTAGTTGAAACCTTATTTGATTCGGATTATTGGGTATGGATTGACGGTATTACATTTACAGTCCCTTTGTATAGTGTGTTAGGTTATTTTACTGGGGGTGGATTTGTAAATCCTATACCTATTGGTAATCTAACGTATACTATTGAAGATATGGCTAATAACCACCCACCACTTAATATAGCAGGTTATTCATATAACCCCAATTCTGATATTCAGAGTTTGGGGACTTATAGTAAATATACTTATGAACCCCAACAACAAATATTTTTTGATAATCAGATGGTAGGTGACACAGCTAAAGTTTTTATTAAAACAGCCTTTAATAATGATATTGAAATAGAAAAAGAAATTAAAATTATATTCGAATGAGTCTAGATAAAATTACAGTTAAAAAAGCTAAGCAATTTATCCCATTAAAAGAAAATTATGGGAACACGGATTTAGAACATGCTAGATATTTTACCTTAACCCCCAGTGAAAAGGGAGATGGATGGGAAACAGTAACGTATTATACCGATAAAAAATATGGGTTATATGCGGATAAAGGTGATGGGGATCAATGGGTATATGTTTTATCTAACCCAACCCAACCAGGGTTATTAAAAATAGGTTATACTAAAAAATTACCTGAAGAACGAGCTAAACAAATATCATCAGCAACAGGTGTTGCCCTACCCTATAAAGTAGAATGGGCATACCAATGTTTTAATGGTGAAATGGTAGAAAGAGAAGTACACCATAAATTAAAGGCACAACGTGTTAATAGCAGTAAAGAATTTTTTCAAATTAGTTTGGAAGAGGCAAAAGAAACAATTAACTTAATAGGAAGTAAATTTAAATAATATGACAGACCAAGAAAAATTAGATCTACAAAAAGCAGAATTAATCAATGATTTATTAGCAACATCAACCGTAATGGAAGAATTATGGAATTACCATCCAGAAAATCCAAATAAAAAAGATGTTATTAAAGAATATCAAACCCTTTTAAAAATCCAAAAGGATATTGAAAAAGAACTTAAAGAATTAGGATAATCAAAATGCCTCGGTGGTGGAATTGGTAGACACGCCGGACTTAAAATCCTGTGACCTGAAAGGTCGTGCCGGTTCGATCCCGGCCCGAGGTACATATGTATAACCGATGAAAAAAGGAAGATTGAATAAAGATAGCATATTTAATTTATTTGAGGATAATACCCCACAAGAGGAAGTTATGACTACTAGGAAATCTCTAGATGATTTTATTAAGTCCCCATTTGCTAAAATAGGAATGTTTACTAAATTAATATTAAACCATTTTGTTTTCCATCAAAAACTACAAAAATTTTTAAAAAAAGAAGAACCTTCATATAATTCTGAGTCTACAAGAGAAGCTGCTGATTTTACTATATTTAATAGATCTTGGCACTATATAAAAGATATAAATATTGAAGACCCCGATAGTATTGAAGCTATATTAAATTTTAACCCAAAAATATTTAATAAAGCATTACAAAGTTCTATTATGTATTTTGAGGAATGTGAACAATACGAAAGATGCGCGCATTTAGTGAACATTCAACAAATAGTTAAAAGACTTTAAAAGTAACTAGGATATACAAAATTACCCATGTACCTTGGTATTACAGATTTTGGGAAATAGGGAAGAAAAAGGATTGGAAATAAAGGTAATAATAGGGGTTTAAGGAACATCCTGTTTTAAATATAAATAAGTCATGAGAAATAGAAATTTAGTAAACAAAAAATTAGATAATTTAGAATCAACCCTAATTAATCTCCAGAGAATTGTCAATACACAACAACCAATTGAATCTTATAGGGCAAATATTATTAAAGCCCAAGGATTAGTAAATGATATTAGAGATATGGTAGAATCACAACCCATGTCCCCATCAGAATTAAATCAATATTAAAATAAATTAAGGTTATGAAATTAACAGCAGAACAAATTCAAGCAAATTGGGAAATATTTTTAGATAATATAAACGTTCATATTCCAGGTAATAGGGGAGAACAATTATCTAGTTTTTATAAACGTTACGAAGAACGTGTTATATTAATGCCAGCTGCCCATAAAAAAGAATACCATTCAGCATTTCCTGGAGGGTATGTTGATCATGTAAATAGAGTAGTTAGATGTGCTTTAAAACAATATGATCTTTGGGAATCTGAAGGTTGTGATATGACAACATTTACTAAGGAAGAATTAGTATTTTCTGCTATTAATCATGATTTAGGTAAAATGGGTGATAAAGATCATGAAGCTTACATCCCCCAGACTGATCAATGGAGAAAAGATAAATTAGGTGAAGATTATATGTTTAATAAAAAATTAGCATTTTGTTCTGTCCCAGATCGTGGGTTATTTTTACTTCAACAACATGACATTTCTTATACATTTAACGAAATGGTAGCCATTCAGACTCATGATGGTTTATATGATGCTGCTAATGAAAAATATTTAAAAGCATTTATGCCAGAACAAAAACCACGTACATCTTTACCTTATATTCTCCACCAGGCAGATATGATGGCAGCGCGTATTGAATTTGAAATTGAATGGTTACCAAAGTTTTCTCAAGATAGTGTGGAGCCGCCAAAGAAAAATTATACATTAAAGTCCAAGACAACTGCTAAATCCAAAGCACTTAACACTATGGCAAGTCCCGGATTAAAAAGCATGTTAGATAGTTTATGATATTAGAAATAATAATTGGGGTTTTAGGGGTTTTAGTCGTTATCTTAGGATACACGACTTTTAACCTTTTAAGAAAAAATGAAAAAGCAGAGGATATTATAATTTCCCAATCCCAATATATAAACCAATTTCAATCCCAATTAGAAATTTCTCAAAAAAAATTAAGTGAAATTGACGAGAAAGGTACATTTGAAGGGGATGATGAGATAGGTTGGTTTTTTAATGAAGTAAAACAATTACAAAATAACCTTTCTAGGTTTAAAACCAATCAATAATGGCCCCAAAGAAACGAAGAAAAAAGAGTAAAAATTATTTTACTCAAGAGACAGAGGACTATATTGTTAAATATAACCAATTAGATTCTATAGAAAATGAAGAATTAAGAAGTAGGATATATGAAACACATATACATTATCCCTTTTTTAAACTTACTCAAAATATAATTCATACTTTTAAATTTTACCATACAGAAGTAGAAAATTTAGAACATTTACAACATGAAATAATTACTTTTTTATTATCTAAAATACATTTATTTGACCCAACTAGAGGAGCAAAGGCATATTCGTATTTTGGAACTATAGTTAAACGTTGGTTAATCTTATATAATACCAAAAATTATAATAAAAAAATAAAAAAAGTAGATGTTGATATTTTAACAGGTGAAAACTCTACTCACACTTATAATATGGGTGAAAACCCTATTAAAAGTGATCTAGATAAATACTTAGATATATATGTTGATCATGTCTCAGAAAACATTTATGAATTATTTCCTAAAAAAAATGATGCCCAAATTGCAGACGCAATTTTAGAATTATTTCGTAAAAGAGAGGATTTAGATGTTTTTAATAAAAAAGCACTTTATATTTATATTCGTGAAATAGTAGATGTAAAAACTCCTAAAATTACTAAAATAGCTAGTAAACTTCACGATATATTTAAATCACAATATATTTTCTACTTAGAAAACGGATATACTAGATTCTAAACCCCCTTTATATCCATATTTATAATCAAAAATATTATGGGATCACTAGACAATGTAGTATTCGGAAAGAAAAAATTCTCGGATATTCTTAATGAAATTTACGATAACCAAAAGAAAAAATCAACCCAAATATCAGGTTTAATATCTGAATTAAAACCCCTTATAAATGATATAGGTGATGCAACTTTAATTGTACCCCTTATAAAAGAATATATGGATATTGGCGTTCGTAACGATGAACAATTAATTAAAATGGCTACTATAGTACAACGTGCGCTTAATAATAGTTCTAATGAAGACTCACTGGGTATAACAGATGAAGAAAAAGCAGAATTAATGGTTGAATTGGATAAACTTAATGAAAATTTTAATAGTACTAAAGAATAATGGTTAAAACTGGCATAGGATTTTTTAGTGGAGTATTTAATACACTCTCAGATTTAGGAGGGATGAATTCAAATTCATCTTTAGAAGTAATATCTGCAAGGGTAACAGATATTATATTAGATGAACAACACCCCAATTTTAAAAAATTAGGAGGATGGACTAGTATAGGAACAATTTTTTTTGAAAAAGTAAATAATACTGCTAAATCCTCAGAAAATTTATTTGCAAGGCCTTTTTTCCCCCAATTGAAAACCCCACCTTTATGTAATGAAATTGTATTATTATTCCAACTCCCTGATAAAAATATAGGTAAGAATGATACTTCTACTATATATTATTATCTTAACCCAATATCTATTTGGAATAATCCCCACCATAATGCCTATCCTAATTCTTATAGTAATTATAATGAAACACCCAAAAAAGATTATCAATTTATTCAAGCGGGTATACCTTTTAAAAGTAAACAAGTATCTAAGGGATTAGATTTAAATGGTCCTAACAGTACCGGGGGAGATTTTATAGAAAAATCTAATATAAACCCATTAATGCCTTTTAGTGGGGATAATATTTTAGAAAGTAGGTTTGGTAGTTCTATTAGACTAGGTAGTACCATTAATTCTAATTCTTTATTTAGAAATGAGTGGTCAGAGTATGGAAAGGTAGGTGAACCCATTACTATATTTCGAAATGGTCAATCTCAAAACCAAAGTGATACAGGGTTTATCCCAGCAGTTGAAAAAATAAATGAAGATTTATCTTCAATTTATATGACATCAACACAAAATATACCTATATCAGCATCAAGTTTAAATTTTACTTCTATAAGTAAAAAACAAACCCCTGACTATCCTGGAAGTTATACTGATAAACCTCAAATTATATTAAATTCTGGGAGATTATTATTAAATAGTACTAGTGATAGTATATTATTATCTTCATCAAAGGTAATTAATTTAGCTTCTGTAGGAGATATAGGACTAGCTAGTAGAAAAAGTATAACTTTAGAAGCAGATTTTATTAATATAGGAGGAAGCAATTCTTCCCAACCCGCCATAATAGGAGATACTTTTTTAAAATCTTTAAAAAATATCACTTTTGCTTTACAAGCACTAGCAAACGCCATAAATAATGATCCAAAAGTAGGCCCTGCTACCCAATTTGCAGGAAATAACTTAAATGAAACATTAAAAGATTTCAATAATAGTTATGATAACTTTACTTCTAAAAAAGTAAAACTAAGTTAAAAAAAATGACTGATAAAGAGTTACTAGAATTAGCAATTGATTACATTCAAACTGAAGCTGGAAAAAAAGCTTTAAATATTGGACTAGATGTCAATCAACTTAAAAATGTAGTATCAACAGCTAAAAACCCAGAAGAAAGAAATGCTATTGTTGGTAAATTAAAAAGTTATATCCCTAAATTAGAAGTGTTTAATATTGAAGGTAAATTATATGATAAAACCACCTCAAAACCTATACAAGGTGCAAAAGTAGAACCTTTATTAGCTATTAAAGAGCCTAAGGGTAAAAAAATATTTACTAATGAAAAAGGAGAATATAAAATAGATGTAAAAATACCCTATTTACCTTTTAATAATAAAGCTCTAGTTGAATCTAAATTAGTATTTACCCATAAAGAATATATACCTAAAACATCAGAATTAGTTACTCAAAAAAGAGAAATAAAAACAGATTTAAAGTCTAAACCTTTAATTAATTTAAAATTAGCTGCTAAACAAGCTGCTGATGATATTAAAAAAGAAGTTTATGCCAAAATTGAGCAAGCTGCTAAAATAGCAGCTACTCTTCCTGAAAAAATATTACTTATTAGAAGAAAACAAGTTGAAAAATTTACTAATACTTTACTATTTAAGTTATTACCTTTAGCTGTAGGTTTATTATTAATATTCGGTATTACTAAAATTAAAGATAGAAATAAAAAAATATGTCCTACCCCAACACAATTAAAAAGAGCGGTTAAAACAAGAAATAAAATAGCTAAACAACTAAATCAAATTTATATAATGGTAGCAATTAATATTGGGTTAGCAGTATTATTTAATTATATAGCTATCCAATTAAAAGGCATTAGAGGACAAATTTCATCTTTACCCTTTCCTGTAGCAACTCCCCCGGGTGTTGGTGTGCCTCAATCTTTACTTTCTAGTTTACAAAATTTAAAAGATATATTAGAAAATCTTGCAGATCAAAATAAAAAATTAAATATTCAACTTATTATAGCATTAATATTTTTTGTAGTAGCTATGATTATTTTATCTATGATTTTTAAAACAGTAGATTCTTTAATATTTCAATGTGCTCCAAAAGATAGTGATATAGAATTAGAAGAATTAAATAAATCAATTCAAAATTTAGCTACAGAAGAAGATAATGAAGAAGAAATTTCTAAGGTAGCTGGTTTTACATTAGAAGTAATACAATTAGATAAAAATAATGTAGGGAATCTTAAAAGAAAACAGGCGGTTGGAAAAAATGACCAAGGAGTTATATTAGTAAGAGGTGATCAATCTTTTAGTGCAAGTGATTCTGTTTTAATTAATGAACTTATATTTTACATTAGATCAAACGATTTAAAAGCATATTAATCCAATATTTATAATAAATCATATACATATGAAAGTTAGTCAATTAAAAACAATAGTAAAAGAAGCAGTTAGAGAGGCAATCCAAGATGAATTAAAAGATATTCTTCTCGAAGCGGTACGCTCACCCAAACAAGCAATTTCAGAATATAAATCTCCTAACCCAACTGAGGGTACACCTTCCCCTACTAACCCAGTAGCAACAAAAACTAGAGAAGAGATTAGAGAAAATTATATGAATGTTTTAGGGGGTATGATGCCAGGAAAAGATGGTACCATTTCTGCTACTACTAATAATATACCATTACAAATGAATGGCCCAGTAGATACTACAAGCCCAAATGGTTCTTTACCACAAGGTAATGTATCAATGGATCAAATAATGAATTTAATGAATAAATAATATGGCATTTGGAGCAAAACAAATATTCCCTAATGATACCAAAGCTAGAGTAGCTATTGGTATAGATTTACCATTTAATGGGAATGCTGTTTTTAATTCTAATTATCAAACTAAAGATGCAATTAAAAATAATTTAATTAATTATTTTCTTACTAACCCTAATGAAAGAATAGCTAATCCAACTTATGGAGCGGGGTTAAGAAATTTTTTATTTGAACAAATAACTAATGATAATTTAGATTTTCTTCAAGAAAACATTCAAGAAAAACTTTTAAACATTTTTCCGAATGTTATAATAAAAGATGTAGAATTATTATCTAATGAAGATAAAAATGAAATTAAAATACATATAACATATTCAATTGCTAATACTAATATAAGTGATGAATTAGAATTAAGCTTTTTATAATGATAACAAACAGAGAAATAAAATATTTAGATCAAGATTTTAGGGGATTTAAGAATAATTTAATTAATTATTCACAAACTTATTTCCCAAATACCTATACAGATTTTTCCCCAACTTCACCTGGTGTAATGTTTATGGAAATGGCATCATATGTAGGTGATGTATTAACTTTTTATTTAAATAACCAAATACAAGAGAATTTTTTACAATATTCCAGACAAGAGTCTAACATATTTGATTTAGCTTATATGTTTGGTTATAAACCGAAAGTTACAGGATTAGCAACTTCCCAAATAGATTTCTTTCAAGAACTCCCCGCTAAAGTTATAAATGGGAAAACAGTCCCCGATTATGATTATGCATTGCAAATCAGTCCAGACTCTCAGGTGTCTTCAAATGTATCATCACAAAAATTTATTATTGAAGACCCAGTAGATTTTAGTGTGTCAAATTCTATGGATCCTACTACTGTAAAAATTTCTCAAGTATCAAATGGAGAACCCGTATATTTTTTATTGAAAAAAACAAGAAAGGCAACTTCTGGAAATATAAATACTCAACAATTTAGTTTCGGAAACCCAACAGAATTTCCTACAATAGAATTAAATGCTAGTAATATATCCCATATTGTTAGTATAGTTGATGATGAAGGTAATGAATATTTTGAAGTAGATCATTTAGCCCAAGATTTAGTATTTAATAGTATAAAAAATACTAATATAAATGATCCTAATAATTTCCAAAATATTGATACCCCTTATATATTAAAAACAAAACAGGTTCAACGTAGGTTTACAACAAGATTTTTATCTAATAATATTCTACAAATCCAATTTGGTTCAGGTAATTCTGTTGAAGATGATGAAAATGTAATACCAAATCCTACTAATGTGGGAATTGGTTTACCGTTTGAAAAATCTAAATTAACAACGGCGTATAGCCCTACTAATTTTATTTTTACTAATACCTATGGTATATCACCTTCAAATGTTACTTTAACAGTAAAATATTTAACAGGAGGAGGAATTACTTCTAATGTAAATGCAAACACTTTAACATCGATAGATAATTCATCAATTAGATTTTTAAAAAACAATTTAGTTCCAACAACAGCAAATTATATTTTTCAATCTATAGCAAGCACAAACCCCAATGCTGCTGTAGGAGGCAAAGATGGAGATACAATAGAAGAAATTAGACAAAATTCCATATCAAACTATTCCTCCCAATTAAGAAATGTAACTGCAGATGACTATTTAGTAAGATCTTTAAGCATGCCCTCTAAATTTGGAGTAGTATCTAAAGCTTATGTTCAAAAACCTCATATAGAGGATCATTTATCTTCTTTAGATATTTACACTTTATCCTATGATTTAGCAAAAAAATTAACATTAGCTTCTACTACTTTAAAAGAAAACCTTAAAACTTATCTTAATGAATATAGAATGATAGGGGACACTATAAGTATTAAAGATGCTTTTATAATTAATATTGAGTGTAATTTTGAAATAATTACTTTACCTAACTATAATAATAATGAAATTTTAAATCTTTGTATTAGAAAAGTACAAGAATATTTTAATATAGATACTTGGCAAATTAACCAACCTATTATTTTAAAAGATATCCAAATATTAATAGATAATATCCAAGGGGTACAAACTGTTAAAAAGGTAGAAATTTTAAATAAAGCAGGAACAACATCTGGATATTCTAAATATGCTTATGATATAAAAGGAGCTACTCAAAATGGAGTAATTTATCCCTCATTAGATCCTTCTATATTTGAAGTTAAATTTTTAAACCAAGATATAAAAGGAAAAGTAGTAATAATATAAAAAAATGGCAGTATATAAATTATTCCCAGAAAAAGATACAACTCTGTATTCAGCATTCCCTACTTTAAATACAGGAATAGATGCTATATTAGAGGTATCTAATATAGTACCCTCAATCTCGCCCTCTCCAAGAGTTGCTAGATCTTTGATTCAATTTAATCAAGAAGAAATTGAAGATATAATTGATAATAAAATTAATGGATCCAATTGGTCAGGAAGTTTAAAACTTTTTATAGCAGAAGCTCAGGGGATTAATTTAGATACTATCATAGAAGCCTATCCTATTTCTGGTAGTTGGGGTAATGGAACAGGCGAATATGGAGATTCTCCCCAAACCACAAACGGTTCAAGTTGGAAATATAGAGAATATTTAAATTCAAGCATCTGGGAAACAGGGGGATATAAACCATATGCAACTGGATCCTACTCGGGAAGTAATAGTGTTGGCCAAGAAAATGGTGTAGGGGGTAACTGGTACTCTGGTTCAAGTTATATTGAAGGGGAAATAACTTCTTCTCAATCATTTGGTTTAAGATCTAAAAAAGATTTAAATATGGATGTAACCAATATCATACATGCTTGGTATACTGCATCTACAGAGTCACCTATTAATAGAATAAATAATAATGGGTTTATAGTTAAATTAGCAAATGATATTGAATATAACCCATCAACATCAATCCAACCAAGCTTCAAGTACTACTCAGTAGATACTAATACTATATATCCTCCTACTTTAGAACTTAAATGGGATGATTCTTCTTATAGTACAACATTAACAGAAATTTCAACTACTGATTTATTTATAGGATTAGATTCAAATCCTGGAGAATTTAGACTAGATAGCATAAATAGATTTAGATTAAACGTGCGTCCTGAATTTCCTGTTCGTAAATTTCAAACTACATCTGTATACACTGAAAACTATGCTTTACCTTCTTTATCTTATTATGCTATAAAAGATTTAGATACTAATGAATTCGTTGTAAATTTTGATGATAATTTTACAAAAGTTAGTTGTGATAATAATAGTAATTATTTTGATATATACATGAATGGTTTAGAACCTGAAAGGTATTATAAAATTTTAATAAAAACTACAATAAATGGAAGTGTTATAGTTAAAGATGAAGATTATTATTTTAAAGTAGTTAACGGATAAGGATGAATAAGGTAGATGTAAATAAAGAAGTATTTAATAAAGCTCAATATATTAAAACTATTGATACTAATTTTAATGAACTAGGAATAACAAGTGTAAGTGAAGATATAGATTCAACAATAAGTATTGAAAAATTTTTTGATTTATATAATGAATTGTTTTATGAAATAGAAGCTAATGGTGATAATAATACTCATGAATTTTTAGTAAAAACAAGTGGTGAGTATATTAATTTTGATCAAGAAAGTGATATGGTAAAAGCTTTACAAGAAGAAATTACTGCTTTAAGGCAAGAAAATTTAGATTTACAAATTGACGTATTAAAAGCTAAAACTGGAGAAGATATTGCCTTAACTTCTTCGATAGATATTGATATTAATAATTCAAAAGATTCACAAAAAGAATTATTTAATAACTTAGGACTAAATAATATAACTGGAATTTAAAAAATGAAAGATCAAGTTTTAATTTTACCTGTTAATTCTGAAAATTTTCAAATAGAAAATTATTCTATTAATGATTTGTCTCTTATTGCTACTTCTTCATTAGACACTGAATTTTCTAAAGAAACTGATTATATTGAATATTATATTTTTGATGAAAATTCTAACAGAATATCACCTCAAACTACTCAAGAATTATTAGAATATACTGTTAGAGATGGTCATGTAATGTTAGATCCCAAACAAAATCTTCAAAATAGAGATTTTGATGAAGGGACATATGTTATTAGTTATACCTTTTTAAGAAAACATCTAAAATCAGATCTAGATAATAAATATTATATTGAAGAAATTAGCTCAGATAGAACAGAAATTAGATTAAATTCTAATACTATATTAGATAATGATATTAAATCTTCTACAGAAAATTTTATTCAGTATAGAGATTCACAAAAACATTTTGTAGATTTTTTGATCAATTTTGGGGAAAATGAATTGGTAGTTGCTAATAATATCAAACTAGAAGTTCAAAATGAAGATAATTATTCAATAATTATTAAATTATATGAACCACTCCCTAACCAATTTAATATTAAAACTCAATGCTGGGTAGTTGAACATATTTCTTCCCCTCAAAGTTATCAAGTTCAATTCCCAATTCCAATTTTTGAACCTAATGATTTTGAATTTATAGCAGGACCTAATCTAGATATAAGAATTAAAAATGAATCAGGAGTATCCTCAGAAGAACATTCCTTATCTACTTTACTTAATTCTAATATAACTAGTTCTAATAACCAAATTCAAAGTTTATTAAATAATAAAGGGCTTAAGATAAATATAGATTATAGTAATTTTTCTAATTATATTAAATTTTCTTCTGCTCAAACTCGACTAGAAAATTTTTACCATAAAGTAGGGCTTATTGAAGATTATAATAACCAAATAAATGCCTTATCTTCTAACATAACTAGTAATTCAAACTTAACAACCGAATTTAGTTCTAGTACATCCGTATTTAGAATCCAAATTGGAGATATTATTAAAAATTTTGATTCATATGAACAATTTTTATATTTTAATTCTGGGTCAGAATATTCATATCCTAAATCTACTTTAACTAAACCATATTCTTTATCTCCAACGGGTAGTGAAGAAGTTAAATCATGGTTTGAAAATTTATCTTTACAAGCTTACAATTATGATCAATCTAATAAAGATTATTTATACTGGACTATCCCAGAATATTTAAGAGATGATCCCAACAATTCTCAGTATGATTTATTTATTGATATGGTGGGTCAACATTTTGATAATATTTGGGTTTATACTAAAGATGTAGTAAATAGATTTAATGCGGATAATAGATTAGATTATGGTATATCTAAAGATCTTGTTGCTGATGCTATTAAAGATTTTGGCATTAAATTATATTCTAATAATTTTAATACTAATGATTTATACGAAGCCTTTTTAGGTATTACCCCGGATGGTATAAATTTTCAATCTACAGGGTCTGAATTAATAAATACCCAAATATCGGCTTCAAATAATATAATCCCATTAGATGATACAAATAAGCGTTTATATAAACGTATTTACCATAATATACCTTATTTACTAAAAACAAAGGGTACAATAGCAGGTTTAAGAGCATTAATAACTTCATATGGTATCCCGGATACAATTTTAAGAATAAAAGAATTTGGGGGAAAAAATAAAATTAATAAACAAGATTGGGATTCCCAACAAAATGTTTTTAATTATTCACTTGATTTAGATGGAACTAATTATTTTAGTTCATCTTGGGAGCCCAATAATAAATTTAAAAATGGTAGACCTAATACTATTCAATTTAGATTTAAAACCCCAGGAATCCCCCATAACTATTTATCTCAATCATTATTTTCAATAGGAAATAATGGGAATAGCTTATTATTACTAGAATATACAGGATCAGGGAATATAAGTGGTTCTTATTCGGGTTCAATTCCTGACCCCTATAATAGATATGGTAAAGTAAAATTTATACCCGATACAACAACCCCTTCTATAAGTGCTAGTGTATACCTTCCTGTATTTGATAATAAATGGTGGTCGGTAATGACAACCCAAAATAATTTAACTGCTTCTTTAAATGTAGCTAATAATATAAATAATACTATAGGCTTTAATGAATATAGTGAAATAACTGGGTTTGATCCTATTTATTATAATACTAACCAAAAAGTATTTTTTCCACACTATACTAATAAATCTTTTGATAGTAAAGTATACACCCCATTTTCGGGTTCTATTCAAGAAATTAGATATTATACTGTTAATATTAGTTCTAGCTCCTTTGAAAATTTTGTTTTAAACCCTTATTCTTATAAAGGAAATAATTTTAATACAACTAATGAATTATCCTTTAGAGCGGATTTAGGTACTTTATCTTCAACAAGCTCTCGTGAATCTATTCATCCTAAAATAACAGGTTCATGGGTTTCAACCTCATCCTTTAGCTCGGGGGAAAGTAATTTCTATTTAGATAGTGAATCTTTTATTGTTAATAAAGAATTAATTTATCAAAACCAATTCCATAATGGAATTCAAAATAATATAAATAATAGAATATCAATATATGAAAACATAATACCATCAGGTAATACTTTATCATCACAACGTTCTATACAACAATATTCTTATTTAACTCAAAGTACTACTCCGGATGCCGATTATTTAGAAGTAGCCTTTTCTCCTACAAATCAAATTAATGATGATATAATAGCAGAATTAGGGAACTTTAATATAGGAGATTATATAGGAGATCCTAGACATATATCAGAATCAAGAACAAACTATCCGGATTTAGATAAATTAAGAGATCAATACTTTTTAAAATATATTAAAAGTTATGATGTTAAGGACTTTATTCGTTTAATAAAATATTTTGATAATTCATTATTTAAAATGATTAAAGATTTTACTCCCGCTAGAACAAATTTATCATCTGGGGTAATAATAAAACAACATATTTTAGAAAGAAATGCCTATTCTCCTGTAGTTGTAGATACAGAACCTCAAATTTATTCAGGTTCATTAAAATCCTTTTCAAGGGGATATAATACAGGTTCAAATGAAACTGGTACTTATGAAACAATTAGTGGGTCAACTATTCAAGTATTTAAAGGTGGAACAGGTGGTGTTTTTGAAAGATTTAATGGTTTAGATTTTCATATAAGTGGGAGTGATGGGAATGGACCCAATAATAGATTTGGAATTACCCAAAGTTGGTTTGATGTATATAAAACAACAGGTTCATCTAATCAAAAGTACATGAGGGATGACCAACGTGAGTTTTATAATGGAGAATTTAGCCAATCCGCTTATATTAAAATGCAAAGGGGAAAAGATTTTAAAGAAGATGACCCCTGTTATTATTATTTAAATTGGGAAAATGTACCTGAGTTATTATATAATTTAGAATTTTTTAGTGGTTCTGATTCTCAATATAGAATTGAATCATTTATTCCCCCACCCCCAATTGTTCTTAATCAATATTTTGTAAGCCATATAGAATTAAATGGGGAGTATACTCCACTTGGAGGATGTGTAACCACTTCTTCTAATTTTATTTATACTAATATATCTAATATAGGTAATATATCACAGGGAACTAATTTATATTCTGATATAGCATCAATTTCCCCTTGGACAGGATCCGGTAGATGGTATGGTATCAGGGAATATAATATTATCCCTAAATATCTTAACTTAACTAGTAGTGAATATATTAACTTTACCCAAAACCCAGAAGGGTATACAGGATCATCCTCAGAAATAACATATACTAATGTACCTGCTTCTAATCTTTCAGAAATTGGTAATGCAACAATTTTTGGAACAGGTGCCGAATTTACTATAGTAACCTCTAATGGAATTATAACTGAAATTACGGCATCAGAAACTGGTAGTTTTTATGTTCCTGGTGACATTTTAAGTGTTTCTTCAAAAGACTTAGGAGGATCTCCTTTATTATCTTCCCCTATAGTAGCACCTCCTTACTCAAATATTACTAATATATCATCTGATAATACAGATACCCAATTTTATGCTGATAGATATGTAACTGGGTCTTTTGGACCTATAACAGCTTCTTCAATAAATTCTGGAGATGGTTTATTATCAGGGGGAACAAATAATCCAACTTTTGAATTAAAGTTTATTGCAACAATACAAGATTCAATGG